CCGCGGTTTGCTGCTTCTGTAACAATTTGTTGAGCACGTTGTTCACCTACTGCTTTTTTCCAGTTAGCAAGTGCATCACGAGACTCTTGTGATTTTGTTTTGTCTAGGATTGTAGTAACGCTGGGAACTTTGCTACCATCAGGTAATGCATAGTGTCGTTTTCCTTCAATAGTTGTTCTATTAAGCGGCGTGTAATCATATCGTTGAATAATCATTATACTCGAAAACTTTCTCCGCAACCGCAACGGTCACGTTCATTGGGATTTGAAAAACGGAAGCCTTCATTTAGGCCTTCTCTCACATAGTCTACAGTCATTCCGTTTAAATAAACTGCACTCTTTTTATCTACTAGTACTACAAAATTGTCCTGCGCATAATTGATAGTGGTTTCATCTGCGGTATACTGGTCTACGTATTCTAACACATAGGCTAGCCCCGAGCAACCTGTAGTTTTAACACCCAAACGAATTCCTGCTCCGCCACGTCGGGCTAGCAAATTTTTAACTTTCTTTTGGGCCGCTTCAGTTAGCGTTATCATGCTTCTTGCGATAGTCTTCTACTGCTGCTTTGATCGCATCTTCTGCAAGTATTGAACAATGAATTTTAACAGGGGGAAGGGCAAGCTCAGAAGCAATCTCGCTATTAGAAATCTCTTGCGCCTGCTCAAGCGTCTTTCCTTTGACCCATTCAGTAACAAGCGAACTTGACGCAATCGCTGAACCGCAACCATACGTTTTGAATCTAGCATCTGTAATCACTCCGTCTTCTACTCGAATTTGCAGCTTCATTACATCGCCGCAAGCAGGTGCCCCAACCATACCAGTGCCAACGGTATCATCAGTAGCATCAAAACTACCCACATTTCGGGGATTTTCATAATGATCCAAAACCTTCTCACCGTAAGCCATCTGTGTTCCTTTAAAATAGAAACGCCTCACGAAGAGGCGTTTGTTGATATGCCGTAAAGCAGTGTAACAGAGTTAACTGCGTTTTGCAATGGCCTTATCAGCCATTCCAGAGACAATCTTTTCAGGTTCGGATGAATTTCCTGCACCGCCTTCGACACCTACATCGCCCATGTCCTCGCCGCCAATTGGCTTTAAGTAAACATATTTGATACCAGTCTTTTCGTCTTCTTTGATATCTGCAATCAAGTTCTTAACTACTTCATTAGACTTGTAAGCATTCATTAAATCGTTATTGCTGTAATCTGCGCCATCGCCGTGCATGTTGATCATGTTAATTAAACTGTCAACACGCACACGCGGCACTAGATGTTTGCCAGCACTTTGGTTACGCAAGTATTCTAGCGTAGTAAGTAGGTTACCATCGCCACGAGATTCAGCCTCGTCTTCGATGATATCGTCTTCGATGGCAAATTCTACTAAACGCATATTAACGCTTCTCTCTGCCTAGTTCAACATCGCCGCCTGCGGCAGCATCAGTTGCACCAAATGCGTCACCTTCTGGAGCGCCCATGTCGCCCATGCCACCAAGGTCAGCACCGCCCATGTCAGGACCTGCGCCCATTGCTGGTGCGCCGCCCATGCCCATGTCCATGCCAGATTCTTGTTCGCCAGCTAGTACACGAGCTGCGGAGTCAGCACTTTCGCGACCTTGTTGTAGAGTTTGTGCCAATTCTTGTAGGATTGGGCTAACTGCGTTCTTAAAGCCGTCTGCCTTTTCTGTAGAAATTTGATCACGTATTGTATCTAGCAATGCAGGCATTTGTTCGTTTTGCATCTTGCTGATTTTCTCCAGCATGTCTTGCATTTCGTCTACCATGCTCTTAGCAGCTAGGATAGCTTCGCTCTTGGCCATTTCGCTTTCGATTAACAAGTGATCCTTGTTTTCGACCATCCAGCGGTGCAGGCTTTCACGCACCATGAACATTTCCATATACTTTGGATTCTGTTCAGCTCTATGAGCTCCGTGTGTGCGCTTTACTTGGTCAAGACCCTCAGTTAAGCCTTTTGCTAGAGAGTATGCTCTCTTAAAAGTCATGTTGTTGTAATCAACTTGAAAGCCAAAGCGACTTTCCATAACCTTGTTCATTTGCTTTGTTGTTGGCTTATAGCCTAAATCTTTTAATTTCATAGTGGTTTTCCAGTTTCCCAAACTTTTAAGTATTTATTCAATCTTAAAGTTTTCTCCAATTCATTTTTGGCTTCTGCTAGTAGATATTGTGTATCGTAATACCTAGCAGCTAGCACATCAATTGTTGGATAGTCTTTACGTTTAATTGCTCGTTGCATACTGTGCTGATAATGCTGATAATCAGCTTGTACTTTACTTAGCTTTTGATCGCGAGCTAGAACTGTATCTGCAGACTTGTAACGTTTAAGTTGGTAGAGTATACTATACAATACTGCGCTTCTTTTGTCTACAAAAAGCTCTGTTGTTTCCCCAAACTCATTAGCAAGTTGCCACATTTCCTGAGCGTTCTTTGTAACGCGGTATCTTCCAACTTGTACCCCATTTTTAACGGGTACAATAAGCGGAACATGTTCTTGATGGATGATGCGATCTACTTCGTCCTTGGCCCAGGCCTTGACGTATGCAGTAACTATATTAGCTGCGGTTTCGACCATCTCAGCTTTTACTTGATGTTCTGCTTGTTGTTTAATCTTTGATTTTTTTACTGTACGAGACTTGGCCATTATTGTTTTTTCGAGTTAGCACGTCTTTATTGACTAGTTGATTGGCTATGTATACTTCGCGTTCGTTTAATTCGCGACGTGGAATATGTGCATGTTCTGTAAACATGCTGAGTATTTCGGCTTCTTCGTTGGTAATAGGAAGCTGAAGTTTTCCGTTAAGTAGTTCTACTATTTTCATTTAAGGTGAACTATTAGCGTAATTAATGCACCAATTAGAGCACCACCGATTGTGGTACCAACGGTTAACATCATTTTGTATGGGCCCGTGACTTCCTCGGAGCTCTTAGTCTCAGGCGCTCTCGCCGATCTAGAAATCGTGTCTTTGATTTCTATTAGATAGCCTTCGACTTTGTCCATACGGCTTTCTAAGTTTTGTAATTGTGTTTCCAAGTTAGAGTACCTTACCGCGCAGATCTCAACGTGCGCCTCAAGACTCTTTTTTTCAATATCTACTGAAGCCATATGCTTCTCGCCCCTTATTCTTGTTATGGTTGCGATGCGTTTGTGTGCCTGTGTTTGCCTTAATTGTGAGCCTTAATGGTGCGGTGAGCATCAATATTATATTTAGCATATCTGACGTAACGTTAACCAGTATGTTTACTGTAGTTCGCCGAGTAGCCCGGTCTTAAAGATAATATTGCGAATTGCACCATGGCAATAAAAAATTGGAAGGATAAATCTTGCAGTTTCGTCGAGCCCAGTGACCACAGGAACTTGATTAAAATCATCTGCCAGCAATGCCAATTGCTCGTTATCTTTTTTATACACATCTCGATGTTCTATGCTAAAGCTAGCAAACCATACACGTTGTTCGCCTGTGTACATCTCGCCGAATATTCTTTTTAAAAGATCTTCGTCGACTACTCCGCTCATTGGTCCCTCAACTAATGTAGGTTGTGCTCTAATTCCTAATACCTGCAACACAGTTTCCCAATTGCGCTGTTGATTTCTTTTGTGCTCGTCACCAGGCTTATTGCGAGTTACCCCAGTTGCAGTAATGTCAACTAGTGTACCGATTGTAAAGTATTCAATGTTAGAGCTCATGCAATTACTTATGGCCATAAAAAAAGCACTGTAAAAACAGTGCTCTTTTTGACTTAATTTAAAATTAAGCGAAGCTTGTACCGCTTAGACCGTTGTACACTGTCCAAGTTGTAGAACCGCCAGTTGCTGCGTCAGCGTATGTAGCTAGACCAGTAGCAATTGCAGTACCACCGCTTTGGTCGGCGCTGCTGTCACCCAACTTAGTTGGAAGACCTTCAACTACGAACATAACGTTGTCAGAAGCTGGAGTACCAACTACTGTAACTGTACAGAAACGTGATAGAACGCGAGTAACTTTTTCCAAGTCACTTTCAGCTGCTGTGTAACCAGTGTGGATACCTGTTAAAGCGCACTTAACAAATTTAAGTTCGCGACCTACGAATTCACCAGCAGTTGTACCGCCATTAACTCTTGTAAATGTTGCCATTTTATTTTTCCTTTAATGTTTACGCTTTCGCGCATGTAAATATTTATCTTCTTGATAAAATATCGGGGTTATTTGTTGAAATGTGCTGCCCCGAATCCAGCACGGTTTACTAATTTAATTAGACCAAGGCCTGTGGGAAATACAAAGCCTTCGCCCCCAGGTTGATTTCCGATGCTTTGACCGAATCCCTTTACCTGTGGCTCTAACTGTTGCGCTAGGTTATCTTTAAGCACATAAATTGCATTCCAGGCGGCAAAAAGTGCCGTTAATCCTGCCTCGTGTTGCTGAATATAGCCGTCATTGCCATTGGCCCCGGTTACCATCAACTCAGCTTGTTTTTTGCTGAGAGTTTTTTCAAGCCATCGATCGATAGGTTCGTCGGTTTGTTTGGTAATCTTTTTATTCATATAGGTCTGCATTGCAGACTTAACTACACCAGCAAGTCCCGCTAGAAATTCATCAATTGCTTTATTGCTGGCTGCTTTTTTAGCATCAGCTACCAGTTTAACTGGATTCTTTAGTGTAAAGGTAACCCCGGCCTTGGGCGCAATAACTGCTACATTGCCTGAGTTTTGCAAACCTGTTTTACCATCCCACGGAGCGCCATTGTGCTGATGCACAACAATAGCACCAACCTTGTTTTTTAGTACCGCACCAATAGCACTGTTAGCTGGTATGCTATATTTTACAGTAGGAGCTTCGGGGAAGGTGTAATTTCCGTTTACCATTGGCAGGACACCTCCAGTGGGATTCACTGCCATTAGGTCGCCTTTGAACACTGCACGTTCTGTGACGCTGGCCTTTAAACCTTCCCAAATAGCTGCAATCTTAGGATACAAGTCTGGTCTTGGGGTGCGTGATCTTTTAATTTCAGTGTCATACTTTTGCCAATCAGCAGGACTGTGTGCATAAAATCCCTCAGGCATGTATTTGTCGTTGATAAAAAATTGACCTTGTGGATCATAACCAAAGTACAAAGC